CTATTTTACACTACCCTCTACAATCTTCACTGTAATTTCTGCCTTTACTTTATCTGCAATTAAAATCTGTATCAAGAATTGTTGTCCGATCAAATCTTCATTATCAACAGATACCGTTATTTTGTTTTCTGAAATGGTCTGTGTTACATCAAAATCCGCTGACACATTCCATTGATAATCTATCTCTTGCCAATCAACATTATTTCCGTCTTTATCTGTAAAAGTAACAGTATATGTACGCTTATATCCGTTCTTCAAATCCGTTCTACCAGAAATATCACATGTATATGTAGATTCTGGAACAATAGGTGTATCAGCATTTACGACTGTAATATTGATTGTTTCTGATACATTCTTTTCAACCCAAACAACCGTAATCTGCACTTCACCTTCAGATATGCCGCTAATTTTACCAGTACCATCTACTGTTGCAATGTAATTGTCAGAACTTTTCCAATCCAATGTTACGCCTGTTGTGGGATTATCATTAATATATGGAATTGCTTCTAACTGTATTTCAGAATTTACAGGTACAGACGAATTAAGAAGCCCATCTATTTGAATCGTGTATACAAAATCTGCTTTCTGACTTGCCCGTACTTCCGCAATAAGATGTACAATGCCATCCATTGTATATTTGTTAGTCACTTCAAATGTCCTGCCAAATTCATTGAAGCTATGTCCAATATCAATCTGTTTGGATAATGAATTTTCTTCTGTGATAAGTTCAAGATTTCCATTTAGCATAGAAATAACGTTATTTCCAACAGATACGGATGATTTCATATTGCTGCAATAAAACGGTACATTATGGACAATGCCGGTATTTTCATTGAATATACCGTTGCATTTAACCATAACGGATTTATAATATATATCATTTTCTGTTGTTTCTCTATTCAATGCAAGGAATACACCATATCCAACCATTACAAGTGTTCCCGGACGGACGGGAGCTGTTACATCATAATACATGATGATAGTTTCCCTCTGGTTCTCATGCTCATCTCTTGTTCTGAAAAATGCACGGAACCCTGTACCGCCGGTATATGTAGTGACACTCTTTCCCTCACGCTTCATTGTACGTTCAAATTGTGTTTGTGCTACATTTCTTGTATAGGGAGTGCCGGATTCCCTTTGATTACTACTTTTATTTCCGTATAACAATGCTTACCACCTCCGATTATAAAACATATAGCTTACATTTGATGATTCTTCCTCTTCTGGATCAGGGATTGAATCAATACGGTTCTGAATGTCCTGTAATCTAAGCTGTAGATATTTGTACGCTTGGTCTTCTGTTGCAAATTCCGTCTCGATTTTGCGGAAAATATCAAGATCATTACATAATGTCTGCATAATGGCATAGACCGTCTCTAACATATTTCTCTGGTCAGTATCTTTGTTATAGGTTGCTTCTGGATTTAGATGGTTCTCATAGATGATTAGAGAATATTCTTCATCAGAATAGTATTGTTTGTTCCCTAACTCAAATTTTACTCGCTGTAGCACTGTGAATCCTGTTTCCATTACTGGATCGGGGATATTGTTTCTTATGTAGTTGTTTTTTGTACTCATGTTGGTTAGTCCTCACTTTCTTTGTAATTGTATTTTAAGATAATGTTGGCATATTTCTCACCAGTTGCTTCTATGCAATATTCAATTTTATCTATGATATAATCTTCTCCATCTAAAGATAATTCACCTAATGTTTTTAGCATTTGCAATTCCTGTACAGACATAATTATATTGTCAGACGGCATACTATCAAATGTTAATTCTTCATATTTCCATACTTCACCACTGACATATTTATAGAAGAAATATATCGGTACACGGTCTGTATCTTCTTCCATAACTACCAATGCTTTATTTGGATTGATATTCTGTACAGTATGCAATTTGTAAATACGGTGATCTACTCTGCAAGTTTCTAAATCATGGTTAATTTGTGAATAAAAATCAGTTGCATTTTTATAGTCAAGTAATCTTATGATGTTATTGATTTTTGCCATGTATGCTCCTTTCTTGGATTGGTAATTGATTGAAAAGGTCAAAATTTTGCTGGGTAAAAAAAGAGGTATAGAAAGCGGTCATCCTTCTCGGTAGGGGGTCTAAATCCCAAGCACCCAACACGCTACAAGCCATTTTAAGCACATTTCCCCCCATCAATGGCATAATTCCACACTTGCATCCGAAAAGCCCCTAGAATCGCCTTATAGTGCGTCATATTCGTAAAAGTCCAACGTGTTCAGACTGTCACAAGCCACGAATACGGACACAACAAAAAGCCTTGAAAACCATCTAATCAGCTTTCAAGACTCTTTATTCTATCAATATTCAGTTGTAATATTGCCCTATGCTTCCTTAAACTCACATACTACGCATACTCTGTCATTGTAATCTAATGCCATGCGTAGCTTGAATAGCTGTGCTTCTTCATATGTACCGAAATGCCTTTCGTCTACAATCTGACTTTCAAAGATATCTGGCTTGACAACAATCACCGTGAAGAATCCACCGTTTAATACTACTGCTGCTTGTCTGATCTGTAACATGATACCACCCTTTTAACCTTTCTTTGATTGATTTATTGAATACAAGTTACTTTCTGTAAACCGTTAGAATAATACATAAGATGTTCTTTTCCTTTCCAATCACAATAGATCAGATTAAACGCATCACCTTTTACAACTTCCGTTACTGTCCATGCAAAACCTTTATTATTTACAATTTCCTGAGCCTGTTCTCTTGTCATAATCCACACCCCCTACCAAATTTGTACCATATCGCCATCAATATAATAAAACTTACCTTCTAAGTTCATATCACGCCCGAAAGCCTTATAATCAAAGTAGCATCTAAGATTTTCCGGGATGCTTTCAAGTAATCCTGTCTCTTCTGCATATTCCATTGCGACATCTTCCATATCATCACAATTAGAATAAATTATGTAATTGCCATCCTGTACGCCGTCTAATGCTTCATCAAACGTGCTGCCATCTTCTAAGAACGCTTTTATTGCCTGTTGTTGGTCAATGTCCAGATTGTCCAACTCTTCTGCGAACTCGTTTAATTCGTCCAGATCGTCATACTCGTTAACTTCTACCCCTTGAATGTCTGATTCATAGTCAGTAATAAACCATTCTTCATAATAATTCCCGTTTTCGTCTGGTTCGTCACTGATCCCGATTCTTTCCTTGACTGCTTCCAGTTCTTCATCTGTACATGGAAGTTCTACCCATTCACCGATTAACTGACCTTCATTGTACTTACCTAAGTTTGTTAAATAGATTCTTAACATAATGTTTACCACCTTTCTTTTTGTTGGCGGTTCTGCTATAATATAGAAGCAACCACCTTTTGTTTGGTTGTTGGGTATCGGTGTTAGTTGTCCAGACTGTGAACCGATACCCTTTTTAGTTGTCTAGCAGATGCTTTCTTCGTATCTGTTAAGAATATATTAGCATATACTAATATATAAGTCAACATCTTTTTTGCTCTTTCTTAGTAAATGCTAATATTTTTTTGTTGACTTCTAATATATAATTAGTATATACTGTTAATAGCACAACAAATAAACCAAAGAAATTGTATTTCTTCTATTAGAAAGGCGGTGTATATTATGATGAAATACAATAAACTGTTTGCACTTTTGGCGTTGCGTGGTATGAAAAAATCCGATCTTGTTTCCTTAAAGATTATCAGTTCCCCCACACTTGCAAAATTGAGCAAAGGCGAAAGTATCACAACAACTGTATTATGTCAGTTATGCGAATTTCTAAAGTGTCAGCCTGGGGATTTAATGGAATATATACCAGATGGAACACAAACAGATCACGAACCATCACCGCAATAACAAAGAAGGTCTTGCAGAAATGCAAGGCTTTTCTTTTGCTCTGAGTCCCAATAGTATTAAAAATATTGTAGATTAAATAATACTAAAATCATTGACTTTTCACCCCTGATTTGATAGTATTATAGTATCAATTCTATTTATAAATATTTTTGCTACTATTTAGAAAGGCGGTGTATAGTCTTATGTGCAAATATGGCTATGTACGTGTTAGCACCAAACAACAAAAGACACAAAGGCAAGTTGATAATATCAAATCTTTTGATTCAGATGCTATTATTTATGAAGAAAAGCAATCCGGCAAAGATATAGAAAATCGTGCGGTCTTTAGAAAGTTACTGGACAAAGTTAAATCCGGCGATACTATCATATTTGATGAAGTGTCCAGAATGAGCCGTAACGCTGAAGAAGGTTATAATCTTTATATGGAGCTTATGGAAAAAAATATAACGCTTGTATTCCTGAAAGAGCGTCACATTGACACGGACGAATATAAACGCAGGACACAGAACCATATAGCAAGGGTATCTTCCAGTAATGAAAAGATGGATAATCTCATAAATGGCATTCTTGATCTAGTGGCGGATTTCGAGCGTGAGAACCTAAAGGACAATATCCGACTTGCATTTGCACAAGCGGAACACGAAAGACAATTCCTTATAAATCGTGTAACTGAAGGAAAAGCCAAAAGTGAAAAGCCACAAGGTAGACCAGAAGGAAGTTGTAATATAAAGACCGATAAAGCGGATCATATAAAAAAGATTATCCGCGAACAATCTAAAGATTTTGATGGTAAATTTTCAGATGCTAAAATCATGAGAGAATATCTCCCCTCTACCGCAAGAAATACCTACTACAAATACAAACGTGAACTGAAAGAAGCATAAACCAGATATCACAAACAGATTAAGGCACTCATAGAAATATGGGTGTCTTTTTTGTATGCTCTGCAAAGGGGATAATTTACGAACACTTTCCGGCTACCATAGGTTTATATGAACTCAGCACCGATATGGGATTGAATTTGCAATCTCTAAAATAGCTGATTTTTCAGAAGTGCCATTTTGACATGTCTGAAATTTTCACACAATTTTTCACTTAATTTTAAGTTGTCAGAAATGGGGATAAATTTTCAATTAGTCTATACTAACCATTCCCCCAAAGTTTACACCCTTCTCTACCCTCCAACAATCCCAACTTCCACCTATCCCAAATGGGGTAAATCCCACGCAAAATCAACCATTTCCATATGTCCGTTTATCGCATACATCAATCTTTCTACACGAAACACCCCATTCCAAAACCAGTAATTATTCCTATTTTTGATATACGAAAATGGGGATAATTATATAGCAATATCCGACATAATGTGATATACTTCTCTTAGTCAGATTAGAACAACGTGGGGATAGTCTGGTGGTTGCTCTTTCCGGGAACGGAAAGGGGGAACGCTATGAGTTTAGACAATGTACTTACATTGATGTTAGTGGTCTTTACTGCCCTGACATATTTAGACAATAGAAACAACCGCAAAAAGTAAAACAGCTATCCTCTACGGCAATAGGGGATAGCTTGTGGTACACTAGATAATTTTTATTTAGTTCCCGGTGCAAATCATCGGACACGGCAAATATCCTATGATTGTTCCTAAGATGATTATAAACTATCCACTTTTAGTTTTCAAGTGGCAGTTTAGGAAATGGGGATGTTTCGGCATCCCT